TGACGAAAGACCAATTTAAGATATACGAAAGGATAAGGCCAATGCTATTTCTTGACCCTGTTAAAAGGGATTTTGTAGAGAGCCTTAGAAGCCTACACAACGAAATAATGGGTACAAGATTAAAGCCAAGCAATTGCGGTTCTTGCGTTAAAGGTTGGAGAACCACTTTGGAAAACATATATATAAACCAATGCAATGAAGATTAAATATGTAGTGCCTGAAAGTATTGACGAGATAAAATTGAATCAATACCAGCTTTTTTTGAAGCTACAAGACGAGATTAGCGAAAAGGAAATTGATCAAGTTTCTTATATGATACAGGTAATAAACATCTTTGTTAAGGGTGACCTATCCAAGATTGAAAAATTGCCAGTATCAAAGTTGGAGGAGATATTCCAAACGGTTGTTAATCTGTTTCAGCAAGGCGAAAGCAAGCTATTTCAAAGGGTAACAATAAAGGGGAAGGAATACGGAATGCACAGCAACTTGAGCGACATAAGTACAAGCGAGTTTGCAGACATTCAGGAGTTTGAAAAGAAAGGGTTTTCAGAAAACCTCCATAAAATATTAGCTGTGCTTTACAGACCCATAATTCAAGAAGCAAGCGGATTGTATAGGCTGGAGTCTTATACTGGCTTAGAAGGCAGGGATGAACTTTTTAAAGAGCATTTTCCTTGCGAAGCAGTTGACGGTTCTATTGTTTTTTTTTGGACTTTGAGAAACGAGTTATTACAAACTTCGCATACCTCTTTGAGCAGAAGGGAACGAAGGAAACTTTTAAGACAAGCAGAACAATCGAATGGGGCTGGTACCACTTCTTAATTGAGTTAGCAAACGATGACGTTTTGAAGTTAGATGCAGTCGGTGAAATCCCTATTGAAAAGGCTTTATTATTTCTGATGTATCGAAAAGACAAGAATGAACAGCAAACAAATAGATTAAAGAAAAACAGAACGTGACTTTTTTCGTTTTATACTTATGCAGACACTTTACCAAGTAGTAAATGAAATTAAGGAGCTGGCAACAGCGCATCCCCAAATCACTTCATTTTACTACGGAGATTCAATCCAATTAGACACAAAGACAGACAAGTTACCTGCTCTTTTGGTAGAGCCTCAAGGCAGCCAAAGTGGAAAAGGGTTTGTCACCTTTACAATCTTACTTACTTGCTTTGATATCCCAAGCAAAGACAGGAGCGATGATTTAGAAGTTGACTCGAAACTTTTCGATATGATTCAAGACGTTATCGGCCAGTTTGCAAATGGTAACCTCTTTAAAGATTACACAAATTACAGTTTAGATACAGACATTTCAATTTCCCCAAGTTCTCCAAACATCGATAAAAATGATAGGATGTTGGCCTGGACTGCTTCATTAGATATCACCGTAAAATATGCGAAAACAGGTTGTGCTGATTCAATTATTTATGACGCAACTATAAGCGATGGCATTGGAGTTTGGATAATAGAAGATACATTTACAGTACAATAAAAAAAAATATGGCAACAAGAACAACCTTAAAAGGGTATTTTCAAACAGGTGATAAACCAACTCAAGCACAATTTGAAGCGTTAATAGACGGAGTCCCAAACTTAACAGACGGAAGCGTAACAGATGCAGAATTTAGTTATCTAAATGGAACTACTTCAGCAATTCAAACGCAAATAGATGGCAAGCAAGCAACGCTGGTTAATCAAACAAATATTAAATCGGTCAACGGTGAAACTCTTTTAGGTTCTGGTGATTTAACGGTTTCATCATCGGCAGCTTGGGGAGGAATTACTGGAACTTTGTCAAGTCAGACAGACTTGCAAACAGCTTTAGATTTAAAAGAAGATGTAATTGCAGCAGGCACTACTTCAGAATATTACAGAGGTGATAAATCATTTGTAGCTTTGGACAAAACGGCTGTTGGTTTACCTAATGTAGACAACACAAGCGATGCAAATAAACCAGTTTCAACAGCAACGCAAACAGCTTTAGATTTAAAGGCAGATTTAACAGGCGCAACCTTTACAGGTGACGTTACTGCTCCAGATTTCATAGGTGACTTAAATGGTGCGGTAAGATTTGCTGCAAAAAATGAAAGTGGTGCTACTTTACTAAAGGGTAAAGTTGTCGCAATTATTGGGGTGAACGGTTCAGAAACAACTGTTGATTTAGCCGATGCAGATAACGCATCAGCAAGACCAGCTTTTGGCTTAGTTTATGCAGATGCAAATAATAATGCAGCCGTTGAAGTTGTAACATTAGGCGAATTAGCAGGCTTAAATACATCAGCATTTAGCGAAGGCGACACACTTTATGTTAGCACAACAGCGGGAGATGTAACAACAACACCACCAACAAGCGAAGCTGCCGACATTCAAAACATAGGTCGAGTTATAAGAAGTCACGCAAGTGCTGGAATCATTAGAGTTGGTGGAGCAGGAAGAGCAAACCAAACACCAAATTTAGATTCAGCAAAAATATTTTTAGGGAATGCATCAAATCAAAGTGTAGCAACGGCTGTTACTGGTGAGGTGACTATTTCAAACACAGGAGTAACGGAGGTTACAAGTATAGACGGCAACATTTCAATTCAAGGATTTAGACCATATTCAAGGGAAACGACAACGGAAAGAACTTTATCTTTAACCGATGCTGGCACTTTTATAAGTGCTGAAAATGTAGGAGGCACGGAAGTAACTATTCCAACAAATGCATCAGTAGCATTTACTCAAGGAACAGAAATTGATTTCATTCAAAAGACGGCAGGCACTTTGAGACTAACAGCAGCATCAGGAGTTACATTAAATGGTGCAGTCGCAGGTTCAGTAGCGGTCACGGCTCAATGGGGAGGCGTTACAATTAAATTAATTGCTACTAACGAATGGATAGCAGTCGGTAAAATTTAGAAATATGATAGGAACGACTTTTGGAAATAGTGCAAGTAGTGGCGGTGGTTTTACATTTATGACTGCAACAGGTGGAACGATTACAACTGATGGAGATTATAAAATTCACACTTTTAGTTCATCTTCTAATTTTACGGTTTCTTCAATTGGAACAGACCCTACATATGGAAACGTAGTAGATGTGCTTTTAGTAGCTGGCGGCGGAAGCGGTGGCGGTGGTTCAAATGGAGTAGGAAGCGGTGGCGGTGGCGGTGGTTCTGTTCGTTCTGTTACCGGACAATCGGTTACTGCTCAACTTTACGCGGTAGCAGTTGGGGGCGGGGCGGCAGCACCCGCATATCAAGTTTTAGGAAATAACGGAACACAAAGTAGTTTTGCTGCGTTAGGCTCGGCAGTATTAGGCGGCGGCGGCGGCGCTGTTCCAATTAGTTCTGTTAACGGTCTTAGCGGTGGTAGCGGCGGAGGTGGCGCGTCACCAAACGGAACAGGAGGAGCAGCAGCCGGAGGTGATGAAGCGTTCTCAGGAGGCGCGGGGATGACTTCCACAATACCACCATATAGAGGGGCTGGAGGCGGAGGCGCTGGGGCGGTTGGTGCTTCGGGCAATGTTTCTGGAATTGGAGGCGCTGGAGTTTCTAAAACTATTTCCGGAGCGGCGGTTTTTTACGGTGGTGGTGGTGGTGGCGCAATACACACAGGAACCACACCGGTAGGAGGAAACGGCGGCGGCGGTAATGGCGCAAACAGAAAGAGCGTACCAGCATTAAACGCAACGGCTGGAGCAGCAAACACAGGAGGCGGAGGCGGAGCGGGTATTTATATCTCAGAGTTAGCGGCAAACGGCGGTAGCGGTATTGTAATAATAAAATATAAATTTCAGTAATGGCACACTTCGCAGAAATAGACGCAAATAATATAGTTACAAGGGTACTTGTATTTAATGACAATTATACAGATTCAGATTGTACAGCTTTATTAGGTGGTACTTGGATTCAAACGAGTTATAATAATAATATAAGAAAAAACTTTGCTGGTATAGGATACACATATGATTCAAATTTAGATGCTTTTATTGCACCCAAGCCTTTTAATAGTTGGGTATTAAATACTGAAACTTGCAAATGGGAATCTCCGATTGAAAAGCCTGAAGGTGATTATACTTGGAATGAAGATAATTTAAGTTGGGAAGAACAAGAAATATAAAAAAAATTGTTTGATACTGAAGAAATAAAGAAGGCTTTTGATGACTTTGGAAAGAAGGTCGTTAAGGATGCACGTTCTAATTTAGCCGCAAAGGATAAAGATGTAAGCGGCAACCTTTCACGCTCTTTAGATTACGAATTTGAAGGGTATAAAGGTGGGTTTCGCTTTGTCATTAATATGGATGATTATGGCATATTCCAAGATATAGGAGTAAAAGGAACAAAAAGCACCTATCCAGAAACAGCAAGAGCGCAAGAAAAATATAAGACAGACGGAGATAGTAAACCAAGATTTGGAAGCGGTAAAGGCAAAAAAGGAGGCCTTACAAAAGGAATTAATAAATGGGTAAGGGCCAGACGCTTTCAGTTTCAAAGTAGACAAGAAGGAACAAGAGGCCAATTTTTAAGCTATGAATCAACTGCCTTTATTATTAGAAGGTCAATCTGGAATAAGGGAATACGAGCAACGGAGTTTTTCTCTGCTGCTTTCGAAAAGAACTTTAAAAAATTAACACCAAAAATAGAGGAGGCTATGAGCATAAGCGTAGATAAACTTTTGGATTTTACAATAAAAGAAAATTTAAGATAGATGGCAATTACAATTCAAAACACTTTCGCTGATGTTGTAGCACACCAACAGCCTCTGGTGTTAACAGCAACTTCAACAAATACAGCCCAAGCAAAATTTAGGTACGTTCTAACTGTCGATGTTAATGGTATTGAAGTAGTTAAATTAAAGCAACAAAAAAATCAAAATAACTGGGTTCATTTTGACATTAGCAGAATTATTAGGGATTATCTAAAAGAAACGAATGAGGTGGCTGGAGTTTCCATACATAAAACTTTAACGGCAACCGAACTAAACGATTCAGCCAAATTCATTGAATTAAATTGTTATGAAGAATATGCTGCTTCTGCTGACGCAAACCCGATAGAATTTCCGAGTACTGGAAACGCAACTGATTCTTTCCTTGCAATTGATACTACCAGCCAATTTACTGACGGAGTTATTCCAACGCTTGCAGGCGTTTATGAATTTAATAATGATGCTACAAAAATAAGTTGGTTAACTAATATGCCGACAACCTCCAGAACAAGAGCAGGAGAATATCAAGTCGCTTCAATTTTAGCAAGTGGATTAATAGCAACAGTAAGCACAGATATTGAAGTAAATTATAGTTTCTATACTGCAAACGGAACTTTAATCTTGAGTCAAGATATTGATAGATTTGATATAGGCTTAGAACCTTTTGTTGCGGTTAAATCTTCAGCAAATGCAGATAAATTATACCAGTCAATACCTGTTGGTTACCAGAATTTAGAGGAACAAACTTTTAATACTTCAATGAGGCCATCTTTACAGACTAATTTAGCATACTATGAAATTGGAATAATTGATACAAGTGGGCAATACAATACGAAGACATATAGATTTGATGTTGTTCAAGACTGTAAATATACACCAGTTCAGCTTGCTTGGATTAACAGGCTTGGGGCTTGGGATTATTACACCTTTGAATTAGCATCAATTGAAAGTCTAAAGGTTACGAGAAGTTCAATTATTACGCCTTTTGGCAATTGGGGTGCTGGTGCTGTTTACGGTTACAGCCAATTTGAAGCTGGTGATACAATTTACAAAGTGGAAGGCGAAAAAGAATACACTATAAATTCCGATTGGCTTGAAGATTCATCCTTTGTATGGCTGCAAGAACTTATAACCAGTAAACGAGTTAAATATGTCAACGAAAATGGCGATTTTTCGTCAATAATATTGACAGATAATTCTTTTGACGTAAAGAAAGAGGTAAACACGAAGCTGAATAACCTACAATTGAAGTTTAAATTAGGCAATAAAATAAGATAGATGCTGCAATTAATAGCAAAAAACCAAATTAACCAGAAGCAAATTTATTTGGATGTTGATTCTGAGGAGGATATTTCTTTGGATTTTGCCGTAAGCGAGGTTAAAGACTTTAGCAGCAGGCAATCAAGCAGGAGTAACTCATTTACTTTACCTTTTACAGACACAAATAATACTTTTTTTAATCATTTCTATGATGTTAATTTAAGTAACTATGAATATGATTCTGGTACTTTGCAAGACGTTCAGATTTCATTTGATGCCTACAAAAAAACAGATTGTGAAATACTGGTTGACGGTCTTACGCAATTGCAAGGCTACTTGTATATTGAAAGTGTTAATTTAGTTAGCCAAAATTATAGTGTTGTCGTTATCGGTGAAATAGGTAATTTAAAAGATGAACTGGGCGAAAAGAAATTAGTAAATTTAGATGATGCTTGGCAAACTACATTCGCCCACGCATTAACCAAAAGTAATATCGTTAACAGTTGGGATGACAACATAACTTATTTAACAAGTGGAGCTGACCAAAGCGTTATTAAATACCCTTTTGTGAACTATGGAATAGATAACAAAGGTTGGACTATTGGAGGAGCAAATTTAAACGACATAACAACATCTGACGGTGCGATTCAGCCTTATGAATTTAAGCCAGCGATGAAGGTTAAAACCATATTAGACAGGATACTTTTGGAGGCAGGGTACACCTACGACTCTAATTTTCTTGATAATAATGATTTTAATTTTTCTGACATTTATATGACTTTGGCAAACAATACTGAAGTTGTAAAATATAGACCAAATGTAGAGGGCTTTCTTGCTAACCTTTCTGGAAACCAAAGCATAGGAAGCCCATTAAATGACGAAACAATTCAATTTTTTACTGAAGTTTACGACCCATCTTCAAATTTTTCACCAGCCAACAACAGTTTTAGAGCCCCTGCAAACGGCACATATGGATTCAGAACAAAACTACTTTTAGAGTTTACAAGACAAATAGATTCAACGCAAGCAATTTATTCTGTTGAAGTTTATATTAATACTTTACAAGTAGCAACTTTAGGAAGTAGTTCAATCCAGCCGTCAGCCATTGGAAGCAAATTAATAGAAGTTTTTGAAGGCAGCATCCGTTTAAACTTAAACCAGAATGATGACGTTAGAATAAAAATCAATGTTGATGTTGTAACCAATCAAGACGTTTCAGCTTTTTTTATTTTACAAACAGATAGCGGACAATATTCAGAGTTTCAGTTGACAGAACAGCCAGACCTTGCAAACAATAGTAATATATATCTACAAGACAACTGGGCCACCATAAACCAAATAAACTATTTGAAGGCAATATTTGAGCATTTTAATATGTTTATAGAACCAAAGCAAGATGACCCAACACAGCTCATTATTGAGCCTTATCCTGATTATATGGACAGGGGAATAAGTTTAGATTGGACAGACAAATTAAATTTAAAGAAGGAAGTACAGCTAAATACAACATCTTCATTTCGTAAATCAAAATTAGAATGGAAATGGTCACCCGATAAAAACTATTTGGCAAAGTACAGGCAAGACATAAGTTTAAAAAATTATGGTTCATATGTTTATGAAGACCAAAGCGACTTGACTTCTGGTAAGTTTACCAATTTCACAGAATTTGGAGAGCCTACAAACAGGCTTATAAATACAAGCGGAACAACACAGGCGTTCAACATTTGCGTTATGGATTTAACAGCAAGGGATTCAAATGCTGGAATCGTTCCGTTAAAAGGGAAACCCAGAATTGCCTACTTTAAAAAGAAAAGTAATGGTGCAGGCAACCAAATAAAAATGTACAACGAAGCTACAGATGTAGTTGACAACTCTAACAACTATGGCTACTATGGCCATTATTCAGATGTACGTTCAGATTCATCGACCTACAATCTAAATTTTAGCGAAACTTATTCTGGCATCTATGATTTTAGCAACTGGGTTAGTGAAGGAAGCAACCTAAATCCTTTCAAGCAGTATTGGAATAGATACCTAAACGAGATATACAGCCCAGAAGCAAGAATATTAAAAGCCTCATTTAATTTGACACCTTTAGACATCCACAATTTAAGATTTAATAATAAGATTTTCGTTAAGGATTGCTTTTATAGGATTAACAAAATAAGTGGCTATAAACCAAATAATACTGAGCCTTGTCAAGTTGAATTAATTAAGATTTTTGAAAGTAATGAAGGACTTGGCAATAAATGTAGATTAGTACCAACCTCCTTTGATTTAAGTGGTGTTGTTAACTTTACTAATCCAGACACAGGAACAGCAGGAGAGGCCAGCAGAGATTGTTGTGAAGCATATGGCTATATTTATATTGGAGGAGATACTCCGCAATGTTTATGGAAGCCATTAAGCACAGACAACGGAAGCCCATTTTTAACCGAAGGTGTAAGCTCACCAGAAGGATAAACAAAATAAATAAAAAACAAAAAAACGATGATAAGCGAAACTTTGGCACTATTAAGCAAGATGAAAAAAACACCTAAAAAGAGCAGCGATTTTATGAAGTTTGCAATGGGCGAATACTATTTGCCGTTTTCGTTTAAGGATATGTTCCGACATTTAAAAAAGAAAGTGTAATGGCAAAGACAATAGCAGTAGATTTAGAGGTTGACACACAAAAAGCGGAAGCTAATTTAAATGACGTTGTTGACGTTTTAAAAGAGATGAAAGGCTCTATTGATGACAATAAAAAAGCAACAGAAGCAACAGGAAAAGCAACCAAAGATTTAGACAGTAACTTTAAAAAAGCAGCGAAAGGAGTTAAGGGTTTTGGGTTAGCATTGAAGGCTATGGGTATTGGCTTAGTCATAGAGGCATTTAATTTATTTAAAGAAGTGCTTGGTGAAAATCAAGTTATTATGGATGCAAGTGCAACAGCTTTTGAGGCTCTAAGCATTGCCTTTAATGACTTCTTCAAGTTTATAATGAGCAGCACAGGGACTATTGTTGCCGCATTTAAAAGTCTTTTTGAAGACCCTAAACAAAAATTGATTGAGTTTGGAAACGCTGTAAAAGAAAATTTAGTAGAAAGATTTAATAGCTTTTTAGATACATTAGGCTTTTTAGCAATAGCAGTAAAAAAGGTTTTTGCAGGAGATTTTGTAGGAGCTTTAGAAGCTACAAAGCAAGCTGGTAAAGAATCAATTGATGTTTTTACAGGAGTTAATAATTCAGTCGATAAAATAGCTGAAACATTGCCTAAAATAGTAAAGGGAATTACTGAGTATGCAGCATCAACTGTAAAGGCTGCAAGCGCTGCTGTTGAATTAAATAAACAAGCTGAACTGAGTGCTGTAATTAATCAAGGGCTTATTGAAGATTACGACAGACAGGCAGAACAGCAAAGACAAATAAGGGATGACACCAGCAAGACAATTGAAGAAAGAATAATTGCAAATAATAAATTAGGCGAAATATTAGAAGAACAGCAAAAATTAATGCTTGCAAATGTTGACATTCAAATTGCTTCAGCTCAATTAAATTTCGATAAGAATGCAAGCCAAGAAAACTATATTGCTTTACTTCAAGCGGAGAACGAAAGAAAGGCTGTTTTAGCCCAAATAGAAGGATTCCGTTCAGAACAATTAATTAATGAAGTCGGATTAAATCAAGAACTTGCTGACAGAAAAACACAAAATGATGATGAGGAATTGCTCAGAATTAAAGGTTTATCTGAGGCGCAGAAAAAAATAGAAGAAGAAAAAAGGGCAAATATATATGCTACTTTAGACGCAGTTAGAACAATAGCAGGAGAGGAATCAAAGATAAGTAAAGGTATATTTTTATTTAAACAAGGGCTACTAATTGCAGAGCAAATTGCAGCAGCAAAAGCTACATTGGGAAAGATAACAGCAAGAGCAGCAGAAGCAGCAGTTGATGCAAGTTCAGGAGCAATGAAAACAGCAGCAGCAGTTCCATTTCCTGCAAACATTCCTTTGCTTTTAGGTTTTGCAGCTCAAACAGCAGGCATTTTTGCTTCAATTGCAAGTGCTGTAAGGACAGCCAAATCAGCATCGAGTAAACTTGGAGCTGGTGGAGGAGGTGGTAACATTTCAGCTCCATCTTTTGGAGGAGCAGGAGCAGGCTTCCAAGCATCAACGCCTACAATTTCAGCGATACCAACTTTTAATCCTAATCAAAATAATAACCAAAACAATGTTAGGGCGTATGTTGTACAGAACGACATAAGCAACCAAAATGCATTGGATAAACGAATAAGACAAAGAGCAACATTATGACCAAAATAGTAGAATTAGTACTAAACGAAGAAGAAGAAGGTGGCATCTATGCCATTTCAATTGTTGATTTTCCAGCAATAGAATCAAATTTTATAGCACTATCAAAAGATGGACAAACCAAGTACAGTTTGGCTCAAGTTGATGAAGAAAAAAAGATGCTTGTAGGGGCTGCATTAATTCCAAACAAACAGATTTACAGAAAGGATGCGGAGGAAAATGATTACTACGTTTATTTTTCAAAGGACACGGTAAAAAAAGCAGCTTATCGCTTCCTTAAAAGCAATGCACATCACAATCATACTTTGCAGCACGAAAAAGATATAGATGGGCTTTATGTTGCTGAATCTTGGATTGTTGAAAGTGAGAACGACAAAAGCAAAGATTACGGCTTGAATGTTCCGATTGGAACGTGGATGGTTGCAGTAAAAGTTGACAACGAAAGAATCTGGGAAGACCAGATAAAAAGCGGAAACGCCAAAGGCTTTTCAATTGAGGCATATTTTGCGAATAAATTAGAAGTCAAGGAAAACGGTGAAACACTTTCCAAAATAGTGGCTGAGTCTGAATCATTTTTAAATGAAATAATAAAATAGTACATTCGTATTATGGAAAATTCAATTAAATTAAGTGCTATAAAAAGCAATCCAAATAATCCAAGAGTAATAAAAGATGACAAGTTCAAAAAGCTGGTTCAATCAATAAAGGAATTTCCTAAAATGATGGAGCTTAGGCCAATGGTCTTAAATTCCGACAGTATCGTATTAGGTGGCAATATGCGTTTAAAGGCTTTAAAAGAGTTGGGCTATAAAGAAGTGCCTATTGAATGGGTTAAGCGAGCAGACGATTTAACAGAGGATGAAGCGAGGCGATTTATTATAGCTGACAATGTTGGCTTTGGTGAACACGATTGGGAATTGTTAACTAATGAATGGAATGTTGAAGAATTGGAAGGCTGGGGATTGGATAACTGGCAGAATATGGATGATATTGATACAAGCGATGATTTTAGTTTGCCTGATGGAGATAAAGAACCTTTCCAGCAGCAAACATATACTTTAGCAGATGCACAGGCTATTGAAATTAAAAACGCAATAGCAAACGTTAAAAAGACTGACGAGTATAAATATATGGAAACTTTTGAAAACGAAAACAGTAATGGCAACGCACTTTATTTAATTATTACGCAATGGGCAGAGCAAAAGAGATAATTGTTAAAGTTATAAATTCAAAGGTTGCTAATGATTTTGTAAAAAAAACTCATTATAGCGGAAAGGTTGTTCCTAATAGTACTTTACATTTTGGTTGTTTTTTAGATGACAAGTTACACGGAGTTATGCAATATGGACCAAGTATAAACAAAAAAGGAACTATTAATTTAGTAGAGAATACAGGTTGGAATGAATTTATAGAATTAAACAGAATGGCTTTTGATGATTACCTGCCAAAGTATTCTGAAAGTAGATGTATAGCTATTAGCATTCGTTTAATTAAAAAGAATGCTCCACAAATAAAATGGATAATAAGTTTTGCAGACGGAACACAATGTGGTGATGGTACTATATATAGAGCAAGTGGATTTAAATTAGTTGGTGTTTCTAAAAATGCTGGAATATGCAAATTAAATAATGAAGTTGTACATATAAAAAGAACTTACGATTTAGGTTTGACAAGTAGTTTTTTAAAAAAAAGTGATATTCCTAAATTAGAAAAACAAGGATATAAAGTTGAAATGTTAAAAGGTTATCAATTAAAGTATGTTTATTTAATAAACAAAAGTATGACCATAACTAAAGAGATACTTCCTTTTAGCGAAATAGATAAACAAGGTGCAGGAATGTATAAAGGAGAAAAAATAACCCTCCAAGATAGGAGGGCTAATTTGAGCGATGAGGTCGACTTGAACGCCAATTCTAAGCTGGAAGCTTAGCGTGTAACCAATAACACTTCCATCGCATATTGAAAGACAAATATACATAAATAATATGACAAAAACAGAAGAATATAAAGCACAAATAATAAATATAGTAAACAAACAAAGACTATTTTTCTTTTCAGATATATTTGCTTACACAACGTTTACCAGAATAACAGCGTACAATCATAAGCTAAACGAAGATGAAGAAATATTGCAACTTTTGGATAAGCATAAAATTGAAACTAAACATTCAATGCGGAATAAATGGTACAACTCTCAGAACCCACTTTTACAATTAGCTTTGTATAAAATAATCGGTGACGAAGAAGAATATTATAGGATTGCAAATGCTAAACAACAGATTGATGCTAATGTTCGACAGGAACAGCCTTTATTTCATATAAATGAAAGTAACGACAACAGTCAAGAAACTTCTTAGATTACAAAAGAGAAAAAGGGTAATTCAAGGAGGAACATTTGCTGGGAAAACCTATGGCATTTTATGTGTATTAATTGATTACGCAACAAAGAATCCAAAGGAAAAAATAACGGTTGTTGCTGAAACGATACCAGCCTTAAAAGATGGTGCTATTTCTCAATTTATTGAGATTATGGAACAAACAGGGCGTTTTAATCATAATAGTTATAATAGAAACGACAGGGAATATCGTTTTTTTAATGGCAGCAGCATACAATTCAAGTCTTTTGACAACGTCAGCAAAGCAAAAGCAGCAGGAAAGCGTGAAGTTTTATTCATAAATGAAGCAAACCACATTAAATACACTATTGCAGATGCTTTAATGGTTCGTACTACCAAAGCAATTTGGGTAGATTTTAACCCAGACAATGAATTTTGGGCGCATACTGAGATACTGCCAAATGAAGATTCAGAATTTCTTTTGCTAAAGTACACAGATAACGAAGGTTGTCCAGATACTATTGTAAAGGAATTAGAGCAGCGGAAAAAATGGAGTAAAAAAGATGCCTATTGGAAGAATTGGTGTCAAGTTTATATTGATGGCGAAATAGGTAAACTACAAGGTGTTGTCTTTAACAATTGGAAGCAAATTGAAATAATACCAGAAGAAGCAAAGTACGTTGGTACAGGCTGTGACTTTGGCTATACAAACGACCCATCAACCTTAATTGACGTTTATAAATTAGATAATACATACATATTTAACGAAAAAACGTATCAGACAGGATTGACCAATAACGAAATTGCGGTTATCGCAAAAGAAGATTTTAAAAGGTACATCATAGCCGATTCAGCAGAACCAAAAAGTATTGAAGAAATAAGGAGGCACGGAATAGAAATAAGAGGGGCAACAAAAGGAAAGGACAGCATTCTTCACGGAATTGATTTACTTCAGCGTTCTGAATTTTTGGTGACATCACATTCCCTAAACCTAATAAATGAATTAAGAAAGTACAGATGGCAGGAAGACAGAGATGGAAACGCCACAAATAAACCCATAGGCTATTTTAATCACGGCATTGATGCGATGCGTTATTGGGCAAGCAATCACCTTAACAACCCGAACAAGGGTCGATACATTATTTCCTAAAAAGCAACAGCTTTAACCTCTTTTCGTTTTATCTATAGCAAATAAAGCGACTTATGGATAAAAATATCAAAGAAACTATTGGGGAGTACCTTTTGAAATTAGGTCACCAACTAAGCAATACTGACGAAAACGGTTTAAAACCAGAAGAAGCCGAAGCTGTTCATACCAATCTAATGTCAGAAGCTACTTTAGAAGATGGTACTACAATGATAGTTACACCATCTGACGAATGGTCAGCAGGAGTTGAAGTGTTTATACAAGCGGAAGAAAATATGCCTTTGCCAGTTGGCGAATACGTTTTATCTGATGGTGGTATGATAGTCGTTGAAAACGATGGAATCGTTGCAAATTATGTTCCAGCAGAAGCTGAAGCAGAAGAGGCAGCACCAGAAGTAGAAAGCGAAAATGTAGAACAAGCTGTTGAAACACAACCAAAAACGGTAACCGAAAGTATCGTTAAGGAAATCAAATTTGAAGAAACTGAAGAATACCAAAAATTGGTAAATACTATCAGCGAATTAAAAAGTGAGATAGATGACAAGGTCGCAATTTTAGCAAGTTCATTAGAGGTTATAACAAACGAAGTTGTTCAATTGTCTAAACCAATGGCCAAATTGAAACATACTCCAGAGGCTAAAAAAGTAGAAAAAACTACTTTAAGCAAACAAGAATTAGGAAAACTCAGCACGGAAGAAAGAGTGAGATATTACAGAAATAATTTAATTTTTAACAAATAAAATAAAATACCAAAAAAAATGGCAGATTCAATAACAGGTAATTTTGCAGGCGAAAAAGCAGCAGGATATATCTACCCAGCATTACTTTCAGGAAAAACATTAGGTGAAGGTAACGTAACAATTCACGAAAACGTGGCTTACAAATTAAATGTAAGAAACATAACAGGAACAGCAGCTAATTTTCAAGCAGCAGGATGTGACTTTAATGATTCAGGTGATGTAACTATTAACGATACTGTTTTAACTCCAGTTGACTTAATGATTAACAGAACTTTGTGCAAACAAGACTTTAGAAGCCAATGGGAATCTTTAGAAATGCGTGGCAGAATGTTAGGTCAAGAGCTACCTACTTCACTTTTGGACTTTTTCATTGAGAAAAATATTTCTTTAATTTCTGCACAGGTAGAAACTTTACTTTGGACAGGAGCAAACGATGCAACAGGAAACTTCACAGGCTTGGAAACAAGATTGGCTGCTGATGGAACTGTTAATGATGTAGCAATCGGAGCTGTTGTTATCGGAGCTGACACTATCATTGCACAACTTGGAAGAGTAAGAGATGCTATCCCAAATTCTGTATATGGTAAAGAAGATTTAGCAATTTACATTCCTACTTCTATTCAGAAATATTACATAGCTGCTCAAGCTGCTTTGGGTTACCAAAATCTTTATCACGATGGCGTAACTGGTTTGAACTTTGAAGGTATTCCTTTAAAAGTTGCACCGGGAATGAGTGATGACAAAATGGTTGCTGCACGAGCTGCTGACTTACATTTTGGAACAAACGTAATGACGGATATGGCTGAAGTTAGAGCTTTAGATATGGCTGAACTTGATGGTTCGGACAACGTAAGATTCATTGCAAGATTTTCAGCAGGAACACAGAACACAAACGGTGCTGACATCGTTTTATATTCTTAAAAAACATTTGGAAGGGGCTTTTGCCCTTTCCATTTTTTTACTTTTTTTAATTCATTAACAAAAAAAAATTCATAAAATATGCCTTGTACAATTACCGACGGTAGAGAATGGGTTTGTAAAGAACAAGTTGGCGGCATTGTAGCAGTCTATTTTGCAAATGACATTGAACTTAATACAACAACTATGATAACGGCTGGCTCAACAGGTACTTTTGCTACTAATGTTTTAGCTGACATTGATGGGTCTGCAACGGCAGCATCTTTATTTAAATATGCTTTACCAGAATACACGGCAAGCTATACCGAAACTCTAACTTCAGCACCTGAAAACGGCACTTTGTTCTACGAACAAGCTATTGAGTTGACACTACATAAATTATCTGCAAACGACAGAAACGAAATCAAATTGTTAGCAGCAGGAAGACCAAACGTAATTCTTGAAGATAACAATGGTAATTTTATTTTAGCAGGATGGCGTAAAGGAATGAACGTAACAACAGCAGCAGCACAAACAGGAACAGCAGCAGGAGATTTAAGCGGTTATGTGATTTCAATGACTGGTTCTGAACCAGTTGGCGCACCTTTTTTCACGGATTTACTTGGGGCAACCATTACTACATAGATAATACTTTTCTCTTTTCTCTTTTTTTTTCTTTTCATAAAATAGCCTCGTTTATCGGGGCTATTTTTTTTTATTTTGCAACAGTCTTTTAATTTTATCGTTATTATAATAGAATGATTTACATTAAACAAAGCACATCATATATTTACATTAACCTTTTTGAAAGGGGTGAACCTTTAAATTCTGTAAAACAATACACGCTAACCTTTGAAAGTCAAGCAACTAAAATTGAAGTGGCAACAACTGTTACTGCTTCAGCAATAACAAATAGGTACTTTAAGTTTGACGTAAATGGCGTTTTGGCTGATTCACCAGATGGCTTTTACAGCATAACGGTGAATAATGGCGATTCTAATATATATACAGAATTAGTATATTTGAATGCAACAATCAATGTTACTTATGACTTTAATGACATTACAACAACATACCAAGTAAATGAGCCAAGCTAATAAATACGAATTTTCGATTGTAAATTTGCAAGAGGAGAACAGACCAGAAGCGGCTATCCAAAGAAATAAAGAATGGGTTGGCTATGGCTTAGACCAAAGAAGCCCAACAGGCTATTTTTCTTATATAAACTACCTTTTTAAAAATAGTTCATTGAACTACGCCTTAATTACTGGCATTTCGGACAGAATTTATGGCGAAGGCTTAGGTACTAAATCAAATGAAGTTGTCGGATTAGCTAAATTCAAAGCTGTATTTAGCAAAGAAGAACAAAAGCGTTTTATCCTTGATGTTTACGAACAGGGCAATGGAGCATTACAGATAGTAACAGATAGAGCAGGAAGAATTGCATCTGTTGAACATCTGCCTGTTCATACTATACTACCAAATAAGGCGAATGAAGATGGCGAAATTGAAAGCTATTGGTACAGCAGCAATTGGGAAGAAATACGAAAGCAAGAATACAAGCCAGTAGAGATTGAATCGTGGAATCCAGAAGAAACAAAGGCAGGTAACTTCATATATTATTACAGAAGTTATTGCCCAGACTCTTACTATTTTGGAGTACCTACTTGGTTAGGTGGAACAAAGTGGGCAGAAATGGATATTGAGATAGCAAACTACCATCTTTCAAATATAAAGTCGGGTTTTTCGGGAGCTACCATCGTTCAATTTAATAATGGAATCCCTGACCCAAGCGAAAGGATGCAAATTGAAAAATTGTTCCAACAGAAATTCACAGGTACTCACGGAGAAAAGATTGTATTTATGTACAATGATTCTAAGGAAAGAGCGGCTGACATTTACAATGCCGAACTTCCCGATGCTGACAAGCAATACGAGCAGATGGCAACGCAAATAAGAGATAATATTTTGGTGGCCCATAAAGTTACAAGCCCTATGCTTTTGGGAATTAGACAAGCTACTGGATTAGGCAACAACGCAGACGAAATAAGGACAGCTAATGAACTATTTCAGAACACGGTAATAAAACCTATTCAAAACGATATTATCGACTTCTACGAGCCTATATTGGCGTATATGGAGGTGAGCAGTCGTTTATATTACAAACCATTTTTATCAATAGCTGAAGCTGAAGTAAAAAAAGATTTGGATTTAGTGAAAATGGAAAAAGAGGAAAGTCCTTTTAAAATATTAAATGATGCAGAAGCTGAATGGCTAAATGGCGAACTTGATAGATATGGCGAAGACGAAAAGGAATTGCTTGAAAATGGGTTTGAGGTCATAGAAACAGAAGATTGTGAAGGAGATGACGAATTAAAAGTCAAAGATGGCGATTATAATTTAGCGAAAGATTGGGGCGTAAATGCAGGCAGCCTTTCTAAATATGATGTTAAGGCCAAAGATGGTTCTGGCGTTTGGTTAGTTCGTTATCAGTATGCTTTATCAAAAAAATTAAAGAATCAAGGCGAACCAGATTTAATTGATACTTCACGCAACTTCTGCATACACCAAATAGATTCTGCTGAAAATGGAAACCGAGTCTTTAAAAGGGAAGTTTTGGAGAATCTTAATAATGCAGAGTTCGGTTCATATAATGTTTTTTGGTATAAGGGTTCTTATAATTGCCGCCACGTCTGGCAGCGAAAATTGTATTTCAAAAATAATGAAACTGGAAAAGCTAAAAAGGTCGGAAATGTACCATACGTTGTCAGCAGAGTAAATGATAAAAGGGCAACCAAACAAAATAAAAAAGTAGGATGAGTGTAACAAAGAGTATGTTTATCAGCATCGGCTATTTAAAGGAAACAACTCCTTTAAATGATAATGTAGACGATTCTAAAATAAGGACCATAATTTTAGCGACTCAAAGAATGTTCATTGAGCCTATTTTGGGAACAGATTTGTACAATAAAATATCTGCTGAAATAATAGCAGGCACTTTATCTGGCAACTATGCGACTTTGACTAATACTTGGGTTGCTCCTTGTTTGGGTTGGTACACCTTTAGCGAATTAATACCAGATGTTAGTGTTCAAGTTGCAAGAGGTGGCGTTTACAGAAGCAACGCAGAAAATAGTTCAACAGCTTCACTTTCAGAATTAAATTATTACCAGCAAAAGCAAAGAGATAGAGGCGAGCATTTTGGTGAAAGGTTAACTGATTATCTTTGCAGTAATTCTTCTTTATTCCCAGAATATAGTACAAACTCAAACGAAGATTTAAACCCAATTAGGAGCAAAGCGTTTAGAGGAATCTCTTTAGATAATGTAAAGCCAAATAGATATGAAAGACTCAGCGGTGGACAAAGATATTAAAAGGAAAACAGCACCAAATAAAAAGAATTTGGAAAAGCTGTTGCAATACATTTTGAAAAAAAATAAAAAAAATAAATAAAAATAAAAAAAAATGAGTACAGCAAGAATTAGCGCATTTCAAGGATGCGAATATATAGGTAACGCAACACAAAGAACTGGTAAAGACTATTACGGTTTTATCGCTCAAGAAGATACTGTGGTTGCGGAATTATTAGGAGGAGCAGGTACTTCAGTAGCAACTAATTATGTTACTGAAATAGGATTGACAGGCATAACTTTAAAGCAAGGGGCTTTGATTGTTATTCCATTCGGTCAAACCATTAAGACTTTGACCTTAACAAGCGGTTCAATAATCGCATACAAATGATAATTAGCCCATCTTCTATATCGCCTTTTTCGTTACCATTGGTAAGCGGTGGAGGTGCGCCTGTTGTTGACCCAGATGCGGCAGCGTTTATATCAGCGGCTGCAATCACAGGAACAACTCAACAGGAAGCAATTAAGCAGCTTGTTTTAGATTTAAAAGGAACGGGAAGCACAACTAATAATACAGATGTTTGGAGTGATATGTATGCTCTTTATCCTATGTGCCCTATTGACGGCTCAACAGCTACGTTAGATGGTTTTAAATACAATTTACTTAACCCATTAGATACAGATGCAGCATTTAGGATTGATTGGGTTAATACACCAACAGCGGCAACAACAGGAGTAACAGGTAACGGGACTAATCAATACGGAGATACAAAATTTATCCCTAGTGCGAGTGGAGTTCAAGACAATGATGGAATTACAGTAAGCGCAAAAGGAACTATAACATCAAGGTTGGGTCAGTCTATCGGAACAAATAATGGCACTTCATATACTCAAATTTCACTAGAACAGACCACTTATAATTACGTACAAAATCAATCCCCGTCATTACCTATTAGTTTAGGATTGCAAACAGCGGGAGTTTTTACGGGAACTAGAACATCGTCAACTTTAAGCACATTATACAAAAATGGTTCATCAGTAGGCACAACAGCTCAAGTTAGTAACGGGTTATCTAGTTATAGTTATTATTGTTTAGGTGGTAATTTTGAAGGTTCAGCAAATAGGATGAGTATTGTGCTTTATGATTTTATATCTATTCATAAAGGATTAACAGATAGCCAAGTACAAGATTTATATGATGCAATTACAACATATAACACAGCTTTAGGAAGATGATACAAGCACTAATATTTACACAAGAGCAATTCAAACAGTTTCCGATTGATGCAGATGCAGGTGGGATTTGGAATCCTACAAACAATACCGTGAGTGGTGTTTATTGGTTACAATTAGAAGCAAAAGAAGAACTTGAATCAAAGGGTATTCAATTTACGGTTGGTGAAGTTGAGATAATAGAGGAGGAAATATGATGAACGAGTTAATAATGCAAATCACAATAGGAAGCGGTGCGGCAATAGCTTTAATCCCTTATATCAAACATCAGGTTTTACAAAACACGAAAGAGATTGACGACATTAAGTTGAAGTTGAATAGTAACGAAAGAAGCGACGGAGTTAGAGATACTAAAATTGCTGTGATGGAATCGTTAACCAACAACATTCTTAAAAGACTTGATAAGGTGGATAACCTTTTGGAAAAGATACTTGAAAGACTTAGCAAATAATGGAAATAAAAATAGTTGGCGATTCAGACGAATACAATAGTTCAGGCACTTTTGCAAAGGAACTTATCTTGAGCAATGACGGCTTAGAAGACAATGGCAATATTGAACTATTTCTTGAAAGCAGTGGACAAGGCGTTACATTTGACATCACCCAATTATATGTGGCTGTAAAGGCCCTCTATGAAAAGTCAATGCTGGAAGAAGAAATTATGATAAATTACAAGCAAACATTTAATTGATTATGGATTTTTTTAGGATAGAAGAACTGGTAGATAAGTTCACCTTTGAAAAGCTGGGTGCAAATTCCATCTGGATGCTAAATTCAAATGCTGTTGCCAATTTGATAAAATTAAGAAAAGCCATAGGAAAGCCCATAACGGTAAACAACTATCATTTAGGTGGTAACTTATCAAATAGAGGATATCGTTCAATATACAGCACGACAGGGGCTAAATTTAGCCAACACAGAGTAGGCAATGGTTTTGATATTAATGTTAAAGGAATGGAAGTTTCAGAAGTCAATGAATTTATCTTTGCTAACTATGCTTCATTCGGAATAACAACTATTGAAAGCATTAAATATGCACCAACTTGGACACATATAGACTTTAGAACAACTAATCAAAAAGAATTAAAAATAGTAAAACCGTAATTTATGAAAAAAGTAAAGAAATTTTTTAATAGCAAAGCAGGCATATTTTTAAAGTCAATAGCAACAGGAGCCTTAGCAGGAGTTTCCTCACCGATAACAGGAATACTGGGAGGTGTTGTCAATTCACTTAAAGGCGAAGTTCTGAAGAATATAGATAGCCCAGTAAACGAAGGCTCTTTCGACTATGTTCGCCTGGTTACTTTCGTATTTGTATTAGTAGCTTTAGTATTTGCGGCCTATGAATTATTCACAGGAGCAATCACGTTTGAAGATTTTATGAGTATCTTTGAGGAAATAAATAAAGAGATTGGATAATTCTATGCCATATATCGACAACGAACTAATACGCCATCAAATCGATAGGCTTTTAAGAATGCAAGCGAAGTTATGTGTTAATTTAGGCATAGATTCAAGTGTGAAGGAAAAGAAAGAAGTGAATAAAAAAATAGCTATTATGGACAGAATGATTCGTAAAGCTGACAGAACTTTCTTTCCGAGCATAGACAGCACGAAATAAATTGTACGGATACTTGTACGGATACTTGTACGGATAATTGTACATACTTAATCACTAAAAAGGGGCTTTCGCCCTTTTTTTTATGCCCTTTATTTAGGTTAATGTTAAATAAATTTGTTAATAATGTAATTTGTATTAAACATTTGTTTATATTTGTATTTCAAACAAGTTAAAAACTAAAAAAGAAAAATTATGAGAAAAATAAGCAGCCAATTTTTAAAAGCAGGAATTAATCAAAACGATTATACTTTTGTAGAAACCGAATACAACAGCACGACAGGCTTAAACATAACCGAAGAATGCGGACAGTTTTCACTTCAATTTGAAAAAATAGATACGGAAATAATAGTTGATTGGTCTTCAAAATACGTTGAAGGCATTTTAACTTCGTTTCAAGGTTTAGAAGAAAAAGGAATAATAGAAGGCGAAATAAGTATTGATTCTTTTAAAGTCAAAGAAATATTCACACAGTTAAGCACAAATATGATTCCTCAAAAGGATTTGGAATTAGAAGATTTATTAGCTGAATTAATCAATATAAAATATTAGCCTTTATGAAAAAGTACAGCGAGATTATACGCATTTTAGAAAATCAAATTGAAATAGTTGAAACAATTGTTTCTTTGAAAAAAGAGGTGGAATGCCACTTAAATTACAGTAAAGATTTTAAAGATTTATTCCCTAATTTAGCGTACAAAGGCATTGAAAAAATTAAAGAAATAGAAAAAGAGATTGCTAAATTGGAGCAGCAGTTTAAAGAAAGCTCCATTATTTTATAAAATAGTAATATGAAAAAAGAGAAAAGCGTTTTCGAAACATTGAACGAAATCAATGTA